TTGTTTCCGTGCCGTCAAGGACGTAAGGCACTCTGTTCTCGGTCAAGTCAATGTGATAATCACGCCCGTCATCATACTGGCTTGCGTGAAGCGAGGGCATTTTCTTGCCGGGAATAAGGTCAAGTTTGATTGTTTCCATAAAAACCTCCTATGTGTAACTTCCGTATATCTTCTGAATACTTCCTGACGCATTTCTGTCGACGAACGTAATGCAGAGAACATCATCGCCCGTGTCAGGATCTACGTCCTTTCGTGCATCAAACGAGAAGAAGTATTGCTCGTCGGTAAACTGAAAACGCTGGTCTGTCGTGGTTATAACCGCTCTCGGAATAGTCATTGTAACGAATGAACCGCCACCCGAGACCTTACCGATAATGTAATAGACGTTATAACCCCACCCGACAAGCAGCTCACCGCTCGTAAACGACTGATTCCAGAGTTCGACTTGTTCGCAATCCCTCGGCTTTATCACTCCGCACTCAATCACGCCGTTATGACCGACCAAGTTGATTGATACGTTGCCGTTGCCGTCGAACACGTCCATTATTCCGTCGTCGTTTACACCGCCCACAAAAGCGTGGAAACGTGCCGAGCCGTTCGGGTTGTGCAAGTAAAAATTACCGCCGTATGTCGAGTTCGCAAAGAACTGTATAGCATCGTTGCCGTTCTCGTTCTTGAGTTTTACGCTACCGCCTATGTCATTTGCCTCGATAAGAACTGTCTTAGTCGAGCCGTTATGACTTAGATGCATCTGTGCGTATGTTTCGGTCAATCGCTTGTAGCAGTTGAGCGTGATATACGGGTTCGTTGCATCATCAGGCGATAGAATAAACCTTGTAGCGAACTGCAAGGCATCAAAGGTACTTCTTACGTCTTCGTCGCCCTCGGTTAAGAGGTTAAAGCCTTTTATGGCGTTCAGCTCGTACATTTTTGCCGAGCCGTTAGTCATATCAATCTCAGAACGTCCGAGAGCATCGGAAATCACGCCAGCCTTGATGAAGTCTGCGACTATCTCGCCGTTCGAGGTCATAGCAAGTCCGTATGTACCCGTATAACCCGTGTTGGAATATCCCAAGCCGTTCTTATTGAATCGCCATACCTTAGTAGCACTCTGAATGGTCGGTTGATCCATAATGAGTATTTCATCAGGTTTGCCGTCGCCGTCCGAATCGTGTATATCGACGTAACCGCCCCTATTACCCGTGATGAGGTTCGATACCTTATCGGCAATAGTTATTACTTCTGCGGTTGTCGGCGTTTCATCAAGTTTTGTCTGCTGGTTGCTTATCGTATCTGCTATGCTCGTTTTCGGGTCTCCGAAAGTGCATGACTTATATCTGTCCTTGAGAACGTCCCAAGTAGTAGATACGCACTTTGCACTTGCAGATATGCCCAAAGCCTCAAAGTAGATATGGACTGTATCGCATAGATCCACACGCTCTTGCAAGTTAGACAACTGTACGAAATTGAGCGTGATGTTATTCGTTATCGTAGTAAGTTCGGTGGTGTACTTGCTCACATAAGCTGCACCCAGAGTAGCCAACTGTGAACTTACGGGAGTAGCAGAATCCCAGACGATATCATCGGTGAAATCAACGGCGATATCCTTGTCAACGTCTAGTACAAGGCCCGTGGATATCTTCGTACCGGATATTGATATCTCCGTGTCAGGGTTGATGCCGTAAGGTATCACGCCCGTTGCAAGGTTGCTCATATCGAGTTCTTGCGACAACTCCGTGAGGTTCTTGCCGTATCTTATCTGTACGCCTCGGTCAATGCCTCGGTGGAGCAAGAAAGAGCAGGTGAAGTTGTCATAGTGCCACTCGCCCGTGCCGAACACGTCGAGGAACGAGCCAGCCTTACCGCCGAACCACGAACGAACCGATGACGGAACGCTTATATCGAAATCCGCTACGACTGTCTTGTCCGTGGTTATCGTGAAGTTGCCTGCAAAGTTATTGGTGAGCAAGGTGCAAGCGGCCGCACAACTGTTTGCCGTGCCTGACGTTGCTATCTTGCCTGATAATAGGTAACTGACGTGCTCTGCATTAACAGTAAAACGTCCGTTCATTGATTTGCTTACCTTGTAGATGCGGAACAACTGCGGACTGTCGGTAAAGTTAGGCTTTGCCATAATGTACCGATTGACTTGTATATCGTCTGCGTGTATGCCGTTTGAGGCATATTCCAACGAGAGTTCATACTGTCCGTTTCTGTCTTCCGTTACCTCGCAAAGCAAACAATCGGACAATGCACCAAGTCCGTAATCGGTTGGTACAATGCCCTCTGTGATTGTTTGGTAGAGTATAGGTATCATAAGAACCCCTTATATGACATACCAGCGTGGTTGGATATCAACGCTTGTTATCGTTCCCGTAATCGTTACTGTATTGCTACCAGGTTTATACGTCGGGAAGACACCGCTTATCTTGTTGTTCATATTCTCGACCGCAAGTCTGTAAGCATTCATTGTCTCGCAGTCGATATTGATATAATCGGTAACTTCTGCGGTTATTTCTTCCGTGCCGATTGCGACTTTTACTGTTGTCGGACTTGGCACAATGATCGTGATTATCGGCTTTGCCACAAACTTAGTCGGGTTAACGACTGTGTGAGCACCTGCCGAGAGAAACATATCACCGCCTAAGCCTGACATCAGAAAACGCTCCGGACGGCATACGAAACGCAGATTTGCTCTGCCGTATTGTGTCAACTCGTTCGTGAATCCGTCACCGCCCGAATAGTAAGCCAAGCGGTAAACGTCAGGTTCAAAGTTATCTTGTAGCATATTCCAGCCGTTTTGACTGTTAAGAGCCTCTTCGAAAGCTGCAACGTACTGTGCAAGGTAACCAGACTTATCACCGCCCGAATCTTCCACGATGTTCTCGGAAAGCCACACGTTATAAGTTCGTGTTACGTCTTCCCAAGCATCTTCTTGGAATACCACCGAGCCGTTTCTTCCCGGTACGTTAAATATCGTCTGCTTTCTCGTAGGACGTTCAAAGGCAGGTGGCTCGCCAACGACAATGCCATAGTTGGACGAGTTCACACTGCCATATACAATCAGGCCCTGCCTGTTTGTATCGTTATCAAATAGTTCAGCCATAGACTGCCGCCTTTCTGTTCTTGAGGTCTTCTATCTTGTAGGCTATACGCTCTGCAAGTTCGTTGATGTTCTGACCCTCTGCACCATAGACGTTGATAGTGATCTGTTCACTACCCTTTGCATCTGCAATCATCTGCATCAACTTGTCTACGCCTACGACCAATTCAGAACCACGCTCGCCACCGCCTAAAAGGTTGCCGTTCATAGCACCAAAAATTGTGGGGTTATTGAGAACAAAAGGCTCGTTCATAGCCTTTGCATACCAACTGACACCAAACGTAGGCACTTTAGGTGGATTAAGACTAAATGAACCGCTTATCTTGAAGTGTGGCATCTTGATCTTCGGTAACGACCACTCGAACTTAAAGAAACTCTTTATCTTATCGAGTGCCGACTTGACGAAATTCCTGATATTGTCGAATACCGAGGTGAACTTCTGTTTGATGTTTTCTAATCCCTTAGTCACCCCGTCTTTGAGGTTAGTCCAGAGACCTACAAAGAAATTCTTGATATTGTCTCCCCAACCCTTTACTGTGTTGATGACTTTTTCGAGCGTACCTGCGACTTTGGGTACTACGGCATATAAGAAATCGCCGACCAAATCACCCAGATTTTTCAGAACGCCGACTATCATATCCCAAATTACGGGAAGTGATTCCCAGATAGCAACCGCAATAGCACCGATGACAGTAATTATCGCATCGAGCAGCATTTCCACGTTCTCTGGCTTGGTAAGAGCCTTTGCGACCTCGGAAATTACAGTTGTCAGGGCAACCATAAGAGGCGGTAAAATCAATGCGAGATTATTGAGGATAGTTGCAAGCATCTTCAACAGTCCGTCAATCATTTCTTCCGCACCACCGCTTGAGAGCCAATTCGCCAAATCTAACAAAAGGGTTGTCAGGCCC